AGGAAATGCGGCGGGAACATCTGGGAACGCCGGTGCTGATGACCACCAAAGAGGTATGCATTGCCAACGGCAAATTTGAGCAAGCGTTGTACAAGAAAACCATAACGCACATGAACCAGCCAGCGTTAACGCAGAGCATAAGCAATTGCGAAAAACGCTTGATTGGTTCGGCGGGCGGTTTTGGCTACAAGTCACTAAAGGAATCAATAGAAATTGGGTTAATGGAATCTATGATAATCGCCTTTTGGGCGTGTTCAGAGTCCAAGATTAAGGCAAAACAAAGGGTTAGTTATTAAAGGCACCGCAATGGTGCTTTTATATTACGCATACCACGCGGAAAGTGGGGAAAGGCAACACAAATGGAATTCGTACCGATTGAGACACAGGAACAGTTTGACGCAATGGTCAAAGATCGCGTAGAACGCGCCAAAAGCGCGGGGGCAAAGGAAGCCCGTAAGGAATTTGAAACGCAGCTTGCTGACCTTGAACAAACCAAAGAACAGTTGACATCCAAAGAAAGTGAGATTGAAGCGTTAAAGGCTAAAATCACCGATTTTGAGGGCGAAAAGAAAGCCAGCGAAGAAAGTTACCAAAGCATGCAGAAAGAACTTTCAGAACTGAAATTAAAGGCTCTCAAAACGAACGTGGCGATGGAAGCGGGATTGCCCGTAGACCTTGCCGACAGATTGACGGGCGATGATGAAGAAGCCCTGAAAGCAGACGCGGAAAAACTCGCTTCTTTTGTTGGTTCCAAACACGTTGCACCAAGTTTCAAAACAGAAGAAGTGCCCACAGACCCCGCAGAAGCGGGATTCCGTGAAATGGCACAGTTATTTGAAAGGAAGTAAATATAATGGCTACTATCATTGCTAATGGCGGCAACATCCCGTCGGTAGTTGTTTCTGAAATGTTCAATGCTGTCCGTGGCAAATCTGCGCTGGCGAAGATCAGCGACAGAATGCCGGTTGCGTTCAACGGCTCTGCGGAATTCGTTTTCAACATGGATTCTGAAGCAGACATCGTTGCAGAGAATGGCGCAAAGAGCAATGGCGGCGCAACCGCTACCCCCATTGTTATCCGTCCGTACAAGTTTGAATACGGCGTGCGTGTTTCTGATGAATTCCTGAAAGGCTCTGAAGAATACCGCATGGACGTTATGCGCGAATTCGCAGAGGGCGCAGCCCGCAAGTTTGCCAAGGGCATGGACATTGCTGCAATGCACGGTCTGAACCCGCGCACCATGACCGCCGCCACAACCACAGTTGGCAACATGCATCTTGATAACAAGATTCCGGCTGGTTCGGTTATTTCTTACACCGCTGGTTCTGAGGATGCCAACCTGAATGCTGCTATCGCAAAGGTAAATGGCTTTGGCTATGATGTCACGGGCGTTGCGTTCGATCCGGAATTCTCCAGCGCGCTTGGTTCGGCAGCTGTCGGCAATATCGCTGTCGCGCCGGAATATCTGTTCGGTGGTGACCCCGACACATTCCACGGCATGAAATCTGCGGTCAATGGTACTGTCGGCAAGGTTGCCACGGGTGCTGATAAAGTCTATGGCTATGTTGGTGACTTTGATGCATTCAGATGGGGTTATGCCCGTGATGTCGAATTTGAAGTGATCGAATACGGCGATCCGGACAACGCGGGTTCTGACCTTAAGGGGCACAACCAGGTTTATCTGCGTGCTGAAGCGTACATCGGTTGGGCTGTCCTTGACGGCAACGCATTCGCTAAAATCGAAGCGTAAGAAAGGGGCGCATAAATGGCAGAAGCATTTGCAACCGTTGCAGATGTAACAGCACTTTGGCGCACACTTACACCAGCAGAAGAAGAACGGGCGGCAAATCTGCTGCCCGTTATTTCTGATTGTCTGCGGGAAGAAGCAAAGGCATACGGGCATGACCTTGACGCGGAAATTGAAGAATCCCCGTCATATGGCACCGTGGTCAAGGCGGTAACCGTGGACATCTGCGTGCGTGCGTTAAGGCAGGACACATCCGCAACAGGCGAACCCATGTCGCAGGAATCGCAAAGCGCACTTGGCTATTCGTGGTCAGGCACATACGCCATTCCTGGTGGATCCAATCTGCCAATTTTGCGTAACGATCTGAAGCGGCTTGGGTTTAAAAGACAAAGAATAGGGGCGTTGGAAATCTATGGGCAAGATTATTGGCATTGATGTTGTGTTACACCAAAAATCACAAACTGGTGTAAATGCGTTCAACGAACCTATTTATTCTGATTCCACGGTGACGGTATCCAATGTGCTTGTTTCCCCAACAACATCTGATGATGTGGTTGATGAAAATTCATTAGTTGGGCGCAAAGAGGTGTACACGCTGGCTATTCCAAAAGGTGACACCCATGATTGGGAAAACCAAGTCATTGAATTCTGGGGCAAAACTTGGAAATCATTTGGTTTCCCGCTTGAGGGCATTGAAAGCAACATCCCGCTGGCGTGGAATAAAAAAGTGACGGTAGAACGGTATGAGTAGAAGTTTCCGGCTGAATCGTACGAACTTTAAAAACGAAGTTATGAAAGCGGATTTCACCATGGAACTGGTGATTGATGCTGTAAACGATATTACAGACACGGCAAACGCCATGGGCAATGGGGAATATGTCGGTTCATACAAGATGGGCAAAAAACGTGCGCTGGGCATGGTTCGCGCAGACGATTTCAAAGCCCGTAAGGATGATTTCGATAATAATACATTGCTTAAAGCTGCATACCCATTACAGGTGGTTGAAAAATGATTGAAGCAATTCTGATTGAGATTCTGGGCGCACTTGATGTGCCCGTTTTTGTTATGTTCCCTGACACGATGCCGCAAGGGCAGTTTTTGGTGCTTGACCGCATCGGCATGGGCAAAACAAATCACATCACAAGTTATGAAATGGCAATCCAGTCATATGGTTCAACCGCTTTGGATGCCGCCACACTTAATGAACTTGTTATTGAAACAATGGAGAACGCTATTGCTGATGATCGGTTCGCGCGGATCCATCTGAACAACTCACAGATGCAGACGGATACAACGCGCAAACTTAACCGTTATCAGAGTACGTTTGAAATTGTGATGATGTAGAAAGGACAGATGTTACATGGCTAATACTGTTAGTAATGTTACAGCGGGCAAACCGAAAATTGGCGGTGCTGTGTTCCGTGCTGCGCTGGGTTCTACTCTGCCGACAGATGCCACAACGGCACTTGATGCAGCGTTCAAATCTTTGGGCTATTGCAGCGAAGACGGCGTGACCAATTCCAACAGCCCTGACAGCACAGATATTAAGGCATGGGGCGGCGATACCGTTCTCAACATTCAGGAAAGCAAAGACGATACATGGCAGTTTACTCTGCTGGAAGTCCTGAACCCTGATGTGCTGAAAGCGGTATACAACGATTCCAATGTTAGCGGCACACTTGCAACCGGCATTACCGTGACCGCCAACGCAAAGGAAAGCGAAACGGCATCGTGGGCTATTGATATGGTTCTGCGTGATGGTGCCGTAAAGCGTGTTGTTATCCCCAACGGCAAGATTTCTGAAGTTGGCGACGTTCAGTACACCGATAGTGATGCGGTAGGCTATGAAATCACCATCACCGCAATGCCGGATGCGTCTGGCAATACTCACTATGAGTACATCCAGCGTGCGTAACTAATTAAAGAATGGAGTAAACGGGCATGAAAACGATTGAACTTGATAACGGCTTCAAATGCAGCATTGACGAATCTGTTTTTGATGATTGGGAAATCACGGAAATGGTTGCCGATGTAAACGGGATCCAGTTACTTGGCGCAGATGCCACAGAACAGGAAGTCATTGAGGGTTTCCGCCTTACAAATCAGATTTTTCGCAAGATACTTGGTGTGAAAGGCTACAAGGCATTGAAAGACCATGTGCGCGATAAAAGCGGCCGCGTGCCGCCTGAAGCAATGCAGGGGCTGTTAGAAGAACTGTTCGCCAAAGTGGGGGAACAGGAAAAAAACTGATTGGGCTTGCCCACATGTTGAGTTTAGACCGAACAGCGGTGGTGTGTGACCTTGCGGAAACCTATGGCGTGTTTGACATGCAAAGGTATCCCGCACGGGTTATAGCCACGCTGGCATGTGGGCTTAAGGCCGATTCCAGGATAAAAACCAAAATGGCGGGGGTAAAAATGCTCCCGCCAAATTCTTTATTATATGCACTTATTGTTGATGAACTGCGTTCATTGCGTTGGGGGCTGATGGGTGACAAAAAGCACATGCCCGTGTTCGTTACAGAAATGATGGCAAATGGATTGCCTGAAAAGGAAACGCATGGATTCAACACAGCCGAAGAATTTGAAAGAAAACGGCGTGAGATTATTGAAAGGATAAACGGCTAATGGCTATCGGTACTGCGTATATAAAAATCATGCCTGAAGCCAAAGGCATTTCAGGTGAAATTGCTGGCGTTACAGATCCGGCAGCAGAAGCGGCGGGCAAAAGCGGCGGCGGTAAATGGTCATCGGCGTTTAAAAAGGTGCTTGCGGTTGCGGGCATCGGTGCGGCGGTTGGCAAAGCGTTATTCGCTGGGGCAGACTTACAACAGAGCATTGGCGGCATTGAAACGCTGTACAAGGATTCTGCGGATAAGATGATGGCCTATGCGAATCAGGCATACAAAACCGCTGGCGTTTCTGCCAATGACTACATGCAGCAAGCCACCAGTTTTTCAGCTGCGCTGATTTCATCGTATAACGGCGATGTGAACGCGGCCGCTGATGCAACCAATCAAGCCATGATTGACATGGCAGACAACGCCAACAAGATGGGCACGCCTTTGGAATCCATCCAAATGGCGTATCAGGGTTTT